GGGGATTCTATATACTTTCAGGTCTATTTTTCAAATGGTACAAGTTCTACTACAAAGAAGCAGATATACTCATGGGATCAGCCATTTCATGTATTTGCAATAGCTAAAGATGACAGCATTAAAATATCAATAAACGGCATATCAGATGAAAAGATTTCTTTTGCTAATACTCTTGCATATTATGTAGACCCAGGAGTACCAACTGGAAATCAAGGTGCATCATATTATAATGCAGCAGATCACAGCAGATTTAGTATTGGACCAGCAGCATCAGGACAACATTTTACTGTTAATGGTCTTGCATTTTATGATTATGAATTAACTGTAAATCAAATAAGAGCACACATGACAGCAGCTCATAGAGATTCTGATCCAGCTAACTATTCAAGACAAACAGATGCATCTCATTTTTCATTTGATAATACTACAGGCCAGATGATATTATCTAAACAACTTACATCCCCCGCAGGTTATAATTTTGGAACATTTTCAAATGTTATAACAGACGGCACGGGTATAACGCTGGCACAAACAACTACTGCACAAAGCGGGTCGGGAACTTGGATATATCCAATTTCAGCAGTATCTTACTCCAACTTTGCAAACATTGAGTTATCTTGGGATTCAGGTTCATACAATTCATCAACAGCATACAGTAAATATGTAACAGTATCAATATCATATGATGGTGGAACAACTTATTATAATGTTACAAATGGAAAGAATTTTCCATATTTCTTGTCACTATATTCATCAGCAGTTAGTGTTCAAGCATTAATTAAAGTTACATTGTATTCTCCAGACACTTCTCTTGATAATCAGCCAAGACTTGATAATTTAAGTATTAATCTATACAGCGATATCAGCGAGGTTTCTGACTCTGGACTATTCCAGCTTACCCCAACATCAAGCAGTACATATATGATTAAAAAAGATAATTCAAATATACTCTCAAGAGGAAAGAATTTAGGCATTAGATTCTCAGCACAAGATCCAGGAGGTACTCCAGGTTCAGCAACAATATCTCCAATTTCAAGTGCATCTTATGAGTCAATAGAATTTTGGTTTGAATACGATGGGTCAGGCTCAGCAGTTTTGGATACAGGGGCGGGATCTTCAGATTTGTATATAGACTCATCTAATATTCTGCATAAGAACTACTCTGGTGGATACCTATATGTTAATGGAATTGAAAGAACATCTTCTCCACTAACATTAGTAAATGGTGAGGTTTACCATGTAGTTGTTGTATATGCATCTACAAAAACCCATAATATACTATTAAATGGCTCTTATGATGGCTCTAAAGCACCTTCAGAGGCTAGTTATGGCTATATAACTGTATATCCATCAGCACAATCATCCTCTCAGGTTCAAACCAGATATCTGTCATTTATATCTGTTTATACAGGAATTGCTCGGGATTCAGTGACTTCTTTGGGCTCTATTTTGGAATACTCTGGTTCAATAACCAATATAAATAACGGTCAAGCTGTCGGATATCATCGCCATATCAACTAAAAATGGCAGGCAGATGTTCAAATTTTGGGCTTTATCCAAATATAATGGTATTATACATATATGCCTAGAATGAAGATTACCCCCGTAGATGAAGTAAATTATGGTATTTACGCTTGGGTTATGCCAGATGACAAGATTGTTATGGATGATGAAGGAGCCTATTTGAGCATCCCGTCCATGAAAGGCGATATTCGCCAGATTAAAAAGCTAAAAGAAGCAGCAAAGAATTATGGTGTATCTGAGGGTAAGCCAATGTTTTTTGCAGGACATAGAGTTGTAACTGATGAAGAATTGGAAGAACAACGCCAGAGAGCTGAGATGGGCCTAGTGCCAGATCCACAAGATCTACCAGCTATGATGGAATATGTTAAAGAGATGAGGGAGATGGAACTTGGTTAATTTAACAGTAGCAGATGACTTTGATGACGACGATAAGGGCGTTACTATTAAGATGGGAACACAGCATACAGTAGAGTCTGATTTTGCTGACCCATTCAGCTTGACCTGGGATGAAATTAAAAAGGCAGACGGACTAGGTCCAAATTTCCGACGCAAAGTTGATAGAATGCAAAAGTCATTTACGGGGCAGGGAGATGCAAAGTCTAAGAAACTTGATCCACTTGATCTTACAGGTTATTCACTTTTTCAGATTGTTCAGCCACCATACAACGTACTTTATCTAGCACAGCTTTATGATGTATCTCCATATCATCACTCAGCAGTAAATGCTAAGGCCGCAAACGTAGTTGGTCTAGGATATCAATTTGATAATACATGGGCAACAACAATGAAAATTGAAGATTCAATGGATACACCAAAGAAGCTTGATAAGCTTCGTTCAAAGATTGAGCAAGCAAAAGTTCAATTGCGTGAGTACCTAGAGTCTTTAAACTCTGATGATTCATTTACAGAAACAATGAAGAAAGTATTCATTGACCTAGAGTCAACAGGAAATGCTTATCTTGAAGTTGGTCGTACAACTCAGGGTAAGATTGGCTATATCGGACATATTCCTACAACAACTATGAGAATTCGTCGTCACCGTGATGGCTTTGTTCAGGTTGTTTATAATCGTTATACATTTTTTAGAAACTTCGGTGATACCGAGACCCCAGATCAGATTGGAACTGACCCCCAGCCAAACGAAGTAATTCACTTCAAAGTCTTTACTCCTTCCAATACTTACTATGGAGTACCAGATATTCTTTCAGCAAAGAATGCAGTAGCAGGTGATGAATTTGCACAAAGATTTAACTTGGATTACTTTGAGAACAAAGCTGTCCCACGTTATATTATTGTTGTAAAGGGTGCAAAGCTAACTGCTGATTCAGAGCGTAAATTGCTTGAATTCTTCCAGACTGGACTCAAGGGAAGAAACCATAGAACACTTTATATCCCGCTTCCATCAGACGGAGAGCAGGGTCGTGTTGAGTTTGAAATGAAGCCAGTTGAGGCGGGAGTTCAAGATTCATCATTTAAAAACTATGCAGTAGAAAATAGAGATCGTATTCTTATTGCACATAGAGTTCCAGTATCTAAGATTGGCATGCCACAAGGTGTATCGCTAGCAAATGCTAAAGATGCTGATAAGACATTTAAAGAGCAAGTGTGTCGTCCAAGACAAGAAGAGCTTGAGTTTAAAGTTAACTTGATAATCAGAGAATTTACTGATGCTTTTGTATTGCGATTTAATGAACTTGCACTTACAGATGAAGAAACACAATCTCGCATTGATGATAGATATCTCAAGGATCAAGTTATTACTCCTAACGAAGTTCGTGCACGTCGTGGCATGGCTCCTCTTACAGGCGGCGATGCAGTGCTAATTATTAATCCTAAAGCACAACAAGACGCAGCATCTGATTTCAGTGGAAATAAAACACGTGACCAAGAAAGAACTTTAAACGCTCCTGATAAAATGGGAACGGGTCGTGCTCCACAAGGAGAAGGAAGACAACAGGCATAAAAAGTGGCAACAGCACAAGATGTATTAAATGTTGCCAGAAGCCAGATAGGTTTTATTGAAGGACCTATTAATGAAAATCCATACGGAATTTGGTATGGTATTCCAAACGCTAGTTATTGTGCAATGGGAATTAGTTGGTGTTTTGCACAAGTAGGCTTGTCTAGTCTTGTTGCAGCACAAACTCCAAAAGGTTTTGCGTATTGTCCTGCAGGATTAAATTGGTTTCAACGCCAAGGATTAGTTGTAAATAAATATCAAGCACAGCCTGGAGACCTTGTTTTCTTTTCATGGGGAACTGGCGTAGCAGAGCATGTTGAAATTGTTGAGGCAGCATCTGCAGATGGATTAACAACAATTGGTTTTAATACTGGTGATCAAAATACAAGAGCAGCAGCAAATGGCGGCGGATGTTATAGAGAGCATCGCCCATATCTTTATGTCATGGCAATTGTAAGACCTAGGTATCCAGTGCCATTAAAACCTGTTTCAAAGGGTGTCACAAGCAAGAAGGCAACAGCAGGTGTAGCAGCCACTGGGACAGCCGCAGCAGCAACGGCAGCAGCATTGCATGGTACAGCAGCAACAACCAGTTCAGCTAAAGTTGTTCCAACACCAACTCCGACAGCTTTTTATGCACCACCATTTCCTACAACATCAAAGTCTTTTGCCTTGGGTCAAACTAATGATGCAGTTCTAACAGTTCAAAAAGCTCTTGTTAAAAAAGGACTTCTTGTAGCAAAATACGCCACAGGAACTATGAATACTCAAACTCAAGCAGCTCTTGCTATATTTGATAAAAAGGCGGGAATTATAGTAAAAGCAGGAGCAGTTCCACAAATAGTTTATGATACATTAAAGGGTTCACTATGAGCCTAAAACATCATTTTAAGTTCAATATTTTTGATGCTAAAACCCTGGGAATTGCAATGACAAGTTCATTTTCAACATGGGCAGCTACTGGATTTCAGCATGATATATCACATTTAGCCTATGTAGCAGTAGGATTTGTAACAGGTGGTCTTGTATCCCACAACTCTATGGCTAGTCCAAATGTAGCTCCAGATTCACATATTCAAACTCCCTATGTTTCTAACATAGAAGATCACAATCCAAACACCCCGCCTCCATCAACGGCAGGATTAGAATACAAACCAGAAGGGGCGGATGTCAAAAAAGTCATCCAAATCAATAGCGGTATTATAAAATAATTTCACCCAAAATTATGAGTTATTTATAAAACTTGCTATTATTTATTTAACTATGAAATTACAAAAAACTTATTGGAACAATAGCGAATCATCAATGGCTTTGTCCTTTCCTATTTCTAAGGTAAATAAGGAAAAGAGAACAGTTTCAGGATTTGCTTCACTAGACAATGTTGATCGCCACGGCGATATAGTTACGGCGGATGCCAGCAAGAAGGCCTTTGAAAGATTCAGGGGAAATATCCGAGAAATGCATGGCCCATCTGCAGTAGGCAAGATGATCAACTTTAAAGAGGATTCATTTTTTGATCCAGAGACTAATAAGAAATATAACGGAATTTATGTAACAGCCTATATCTCAAAGGGTGCACAGGATGCCTGGGA